AGGTAAAAAAACTAAAATAGTATTATATACATACGATTCAATTTTGTTGGATGTAGAAAAATCAGAAATTAAAAAATTATTACCACTAATTAAACAAGAACTAGAAGCAGATGGTTTTCCAACTCGCATGAGTGTTGGCGAAAATTATGGCGCTTTAGTAAAAAAATAATATATTTATGGAATATAATATAACCATACAAGAATTGGCAAATAAGTTATTCGCAACTTTCACAAAGAAAGAGGACATAGAAAAAACAATAGAGACAATTACATCTCGATACACTATCTTATTCAATAAAATTTTTATTTTAGAATCAAAAGATAGCGATGAATTAATATGCACCTACAACATTGATCCAGGTAATTTAAGTACTATGTCAGTATTGCCAAATACAATTTTACTTCATCGTAAAAAAGAGTCAAATTCATTATATACAATTAATGCATTAAACACTTTAATTAAATCATTAAACAATGGTTACGCAGATCCAAATTACAAAGTAAATTGGAATGATTACAAGAATACCATTTTATTAACAAATGGTCCTGATCTTCGCAAACTGGAAACAACTATTTTTAAGATAGTTAATATTTAATATATTTATTACCGATTTAAATAAAAAAAAATGAAAAAATCATATTTTATTCCTCAAATAGTCGCGTCATTTGAAAATAAATAAATAAAAAAAAATGAAACTACTAGATATTTTAAAAGAGTCACAAACAAATGAAGCAGCTTCAACTGAGCAAGATAATAGACCTAAACTATACCGTATTCATAAACTTAGTACTGATGAATATTTTGGTGTGTTTAATGGCCCAAATGCTGAATTTGCAAAATTAAAAGCTTCTAAATATTATAAAAATGAAGAAATAGCTACATCAGAAGATTATGAAGCAGAACGAGTTACTAAACCACAATTAGATAAAGAACGTAAAGAACTTTTAAAACAATTAAAAAATAAAACTGAATATATATATTATGGTTTACAACCATCTTAAATAAAAAACAAAATAATAAAACAGAGCCTTCAGAAATGAAGGCTTTTGTTAACTTAGGTTTGGCCTCCGGCATCTTTGATGCTATATTTAAGTATACAAGTTAAAATTAAATAAACAGTTATGGATTTAAATCAGATTAAGCAGCGTATGCAATCGTTGCAAAACAAAGGTAAAGGCGGCGGTAACAAAGATGACCGTGCCAAAAATTTCTGGGTACCACCAGTTGGTAAATCAGTAATTCGTATTGTTCCGTCTAAATTCAACAAAGCAAATCCATTCAAAGAAGTAATGTTCCATTATGGTATTGGAAACAAAACCATGTTGTCATTAACTAACTTTGGTGAAAAGGATCCAATTGTTGAGTTCGCACAACAATTACGTAAAACTAGTGACAAAGAAAATTGGTCATTAGCTAAAAAAATTGAACCTAAAATGAGGGTGTTCGTACCAGTTATTGTACGTGGCGAAGAAGAAAAAGGTGTTCGCATGTGGCAATTTGGTAAGGAAATGTATCTTGAATTATTAGGTATTGCCGAAGATGATGATATCGGTGATTACACAGATTTGATGGATGGTAGAGACTTAACAGTCGATACAGTTGGTCCTGAAGTAACAGGTACTAAGTTTAATAAATCATCAATTCGTATCAAACCAAAAACATCAGCATTATCAGATGATAATGAAGTGATTAAGAAATGGATTTCAGAACAACCAGACGTACTTTCATTATATAAGAAGTATGAGTTTGATGAAATGAAAACCATGTTAATGGAATGGTTAGAACCAAGTGAAGAAACTAGTGAAGAAGAAACTGAAGAAACAGTAACACCAGTAGTTGAAGCACCTAAAGCTAACTATGCCCTTAACACTAAGAAAAAAGGGTTTGATGAAAACGAATTTGATGACTTATTTAAAGACTAATTATGGCAAAATCCACTAAAAGTGTAAATGCAAGTGTTTCACAAGCAATTAAAGGAACATTTGATCTTGACAAGTTCAAGAAAACTAAGAAGTTAGACCAATCGTCTAACTTTAAAACGCAGAAGTGGATTCCATTTTCACCAGCAGTACAAGATGCGTTATCTATACCTGGTGTACCTATGGGACATATAACCATAGCTAGAGGTGGTTCTGATACAGGTAAAACAACATTAATGATTGAGACAGCAGTAGCTGCTCAGAAAATGGGAATTTTACCTGTATTCATTATCACTGAGATGAAATGGGATTTTACTCACGCTCAAAAAATGGGATTTAAGTGTGATGCCGAACCAGATGAAGAAACCGGAGAAGTAATGAATTATAAAGGTTTCTTTCTATATATTGACAGATCATCATTAAATTCAATTGAAGATGTAGCAGCATTTATCGCTGACATTTTAGACGAACAGAAGAAAGGTAATTTACCGCATGATTTATTGTTTTTATGGGACTCAGTAGGTTCAATACCATGTGATATGAGTATTGAACAAGGTAAAAACAACCCAATGTGGAATGCAGGAGCTATGTCTACACAATTTGGTAATTTTATTAATCAGAAGTTTCCAATGTCACGTAAAGAAAGTTACCAATTTACTAATACGTTCTTTGTAATTAACAAAGTAGGAGTTCAACCAGCACTTACACCAATGAGTCAACCAAGAATGACTAATAAAGGTGGTAATACAATGTATTGGGACGCTTCATTAGTAATTACATTTGGTAATGTTACAAACAGTGGTACAAGTAAGATTCACGCTCAACATAAGGGTAAGAAAGTAGAATTTGCTAAACGTACTAAAATATCGATTGATAAGATTCACGCTGACTGTGGTATTGCTACTACCTCAACAGTAATTGTTACACCTCATGGTTTTATTCCAGACGATAAAGATGATGAAAAAGCTTATAAAGCTGCTCATGCTGCTGATTGGTTTGGAGAAAAAGTAAATGTAGATGAAATTATAGTTACTGAAGACAATAGTGAATGGAATGAAAGTAGTAAAATATCTCCAATGATTGAAATTGACAATGACGATGAACAAGACGCTTAAGCAGATGCTTGAAAACATAAAGAACTCAAAAGAGGATCCATTACATCTAAATAGTAGAGTATTACTAGTAGATTCAATGAATACCTTCCTAAGAAGCTTTGCCATGATCAACCATATGAATCCAGGAGGAGCCCACATCGGTGGGCTCACTGGTTTCTTAAAATCGATTGGTTTTGCAATTCGACATATTAAGCCTACTAGAGTAATTTTAGTGTTTGATGGTACAGGTAGTACTACAAATAAAAAGAATTTATTCGCTGACTACAAAGCAAATAGAAAACTTACTCGTATTACTAATTGGGATGGATTTGATGATAGGGAAGAAGAATCAGCGTCTATTGAAAATCAGATATTACGTTTAGTTAATTATCTAAAATTTTTACCTGTTGATTTACTTGCTATTGATAAAGTAGAAGCGGATGATGTTATGGCTTATATAACTAACAAAGCAAAAGATGAAGTGTATATAATGTCTGCTGACCAAGATTTTTTACAATTAATAAATGATAAAGTAACAGTATACTCACCTATCAAAAAGAAATTTTATACACCTAAGTTAGTTAAAGAAGATTATAATCTGTATCCTCAAAACTATATTAACCAAAAGATATTAATGGGTGATAATTCAGATAATATACCTGGTGTTAAAGGTTTAGGACCTAAAAAATTATTTAAGTTATTCCCTGAACTTGAACAACCAGAAAAAGTTACATTTTCTGAAATAATGAAGAAATGTAATGATAAAAGATCAGAACATGGGTTGTATGAGGACATTTGTAATTTTAGTAAACAGTTACATTTGAATCAACAACTCATGGACTTGACAGAAGTAGATATACCTGAAGACGGTATTGAAGAAATAGAAGAGGTTTTATCTGGTGAGCCTACAAAACTAGATAAATTGGCATTTTTAAAATTATATAATGAAGATAAGCTAGGTAATTCAATCCCTAATACAGAGATTTGGCTTACCGAAATATTTTCGTATCTTCAAACTTATAAAACAAAATAAAAGTTATGGTTGCATTTTCAAAGTTAAACCAATATGGTCTGAACTTTCAGACCAAGGTTATTAGCTCGCTTTTAAAGAATAAGAAATTTTTACTTAATATTAGGGATGTAGTCACACCAGAATATTTTGATAATCAAGCTCATCAGTGGTTAGTAGAAACAATTATTAAATATTTTGATAAATGGCACTCTACACCTACATTAGATACTTTACATATTGAAGTAAAAAAAATTGATAATGAAGTATTAAAAACATCAGTAGTAGAACAGTTAAAAGAAGCATATAAAGCAGCTAATGAAGATGCTGAGTATGTAGAAGCTGAATTTAGTAATTTTTGTAAAAACCAACAATTAAAGAAAGCACTATTAACATCAGTAGATTTACTACAATCAGGAATGTATGATGATATTCGTCACTTAGTAGATGCTGCTTTAAAAGCAGGTATGGATAAAAATTTAGGCCATGAGTATGAAAAGGATGTTGAAGATAGATATCGTGAAGAATATAGAAAAGCAATTGCTTCACCTTGGCCTGTAGTTAATGACTTATTACAAGGTGGTTTAGGTGGTGGTGATTTTGGATTAATATTTGGAGGTCCTGGTGGTGGTAAAAGTTGGTCACTAATTGCTCTAGGAGCAGCAGCGGTTAAAGCAGGTTATAATGTTAATCACTATACATTAGAATTAAGTGAAGCATATATTGGTAAAAGATATGACGCTTGTTTCACCAATATATCAGTAGCTCAAATACAAGAACACAGAACAAACGTTGAAAAAGTGGTATCTGCATTACCTGGTAGATTAGTAATTAAAGAATATCCGATGGGTAAAGCGACTGTAAGTACTATTGAATCACATATCCAAAAATGTAAAGATTTAGATCAAATGCCTGATTTAGTGTTGATTGATTATGTTGACTTATTACGTGCTAATAGAACAAGTAAAGAACGTAAGGAAGAAATTGATGATGTTTATGTGTCTACTAAAGGTTTAGCACGTGAATTAAATGTTCCAATTTGGTCTGTAAGTCAGGTTAATAGAGCAGGCGCTAATGATAATATTATTGAAGGTGATAAAGCAGCTGGTTCATATAATAAAATGATGATTACTGACTTTGCGATGTCATTATCACGTAGACGTCAAGATAAAGCTAGTGGTACAGGTAGATTCCATATTATGAAAAACAGATATGGTATGGATGGTATAACTTACGCAGCTGTCATAGACACTTCTACGGGTCACATACAAATTGATAGTAATGAATTAAGTGATGAAGATATGGAAAATGAAAGACCAAAGAAATTAAATGAAAATTTTGATACATTTGATCGTGACACTTTAAAAAGAAAGTTTTTTGAACTTAATAATAATAGTGGATCTTAATTATATTTATACCCATGAGCACAGTAGTATTAGTATCTTGTTCAGCCGGCAAAGAAGCCAAAGCAATGCCCGCTGAAAAATTATATAATTCAGATTTGTTTAAAAAACAAATGGAATACGCTAAGAAATTAGCACCTGATAATAACATATATATTATTTCCGCTAAATATCATTTAGTACCATTAAACAAAACTATAGCACCTTATAACTTAACGTTAAAAGATATGCCATCTAGTGAACGTGAACAATGGTCTGAAGTTGTTAAAAAACAATTAGAACAAAAAGGTTATAATCTTCAAAAAGATAAGTTTGTATTTTTGGCAGGAATGGCTTATCGTCAATATTTAGAACCCCAAATGAAAAATGTTGAGGTGCCTTTTGAAGGTCTACGTATTGGACAACAAAAGAAAGCGTTATTACAAAAACTAAAAGAAGCTGTTATTAAACTAACAATGAAAATAATTAAGGAAGTAAAAAAACTTTATAAAAATGGAATTCTCTAAAAAGCAAATAGAAGAAACAATGGCACAATATCTTCAAGACAATGAAGATTTTGGTGACTTTAATGAAACTAAGTTAATAACTGAAGTTTTCAATAGTTATAAAACATTACTTATAGAGAGTACTACCAATGCTGTTTCGACTCAAATGCTTCAAGAACACTCTAATAGATTACAAGGTATTCCAAAAGATATTTTTGATGACTTTGTTTTGTATCTACAGATGACTGAATTAGACAGTCGACTACTTTAATTTAAAGAACAAAAATCAAAAGGAATCGCAATAGTGATAGGATATCATACACTAAAAAATAAAACAAATAATAAAATGGACGTAACACAAGAAATTTTATCAGATATTACTACATACATGAAGTATGCAAAGTATGTTTCTGAACTGAATAGAAGAGAAACATGGCATGAGTTAGTAACTCGAAATAAGGAAATGCACCAAGAAAAATTTCCAAAACTAAAAAAAGAAATTGAAACCGCTTATAAACTAGTATATGATAAAAAAGTTCTTCCGTCGATGCGTAGTTTACAGTTCGCGGGTAAGCCCATCGAACTTAATAATGCTCGCATATTTAATTGCTCTTTTTTGCCTATTGATGATTGGCGCTCTTTTTCAGAAATAATGTTTTTATTATTGTCTGGATGTGGAGTAGGATACAGTGTTCAAAAACACCATATTGAACAACTACTAGAAATTAAAATACCAACAAAATCAAAACGTTACCTAATTGGTGACAGTATTGAAGGATGGGCTGACGCAGTTCGTATGTTATGTAAAGCATATTTTACAGGAAGTGCATTACCATTATTTGATTTTAGAGATATTAGACCTAAAGGCGCTCAGTTAATTACTGTTGGAGGAAAAGCACCTGGTCCAGAACCATTAAAAGAATGTTTGTTTAACTTACAAAAAGTATTTGATCGTAAGAAAACAGGCGAAAGATTAACATCAGTAGAAGCTCATGATATCGCTTGTCATATTGCAGATGCAGTATTAAGTGGTGGTATTAGAAGAGCAGCATTAATTTCATTATTCAATTTGGATGATGAAGATATGTTAACATGTAAATTTGGAAATTGGTGGGAACAAAATCCACAACGTGGAAGAGCAAATAACTCAGCAGTAGTATTACGTCATAAAATTGACGAAGAAGAATTTTTTAAATTATGGAAGAAAATTGAATTAAGTAATTCAGGAGAACCAGGTATTTATTTTTCAAATGATAAAGATTGGGGAACAAATCCATGTTGTGAAATTGCATTACGTTCTTATCAGTTCTGTAACTTATGTGAAGTAAATGTTTCAAATATTGATTCACAAGAAGACTTAAACGAAAGAGTGAGAGTAGGAGCATTTATAGGAACACTACAAGCTGCTTACACTGACTTCCATTACTTAAGAGATATTTGGAAAAAAACAACTGAAAAAGATGCTTTACTAGGTGTTGGTATGACAGGTATTGGATCTGGAGCTTATACAAAATGTGATTTAAAAGAAGCAGCTGGTATAGCTAAAGAAGAAAATGCTCGTATAGCTGAGATTATTGGTATTAATAAAGCCGCTCGTGTTACAACAGTAAAACCAAGTGGTACAAGTTCATTAGTATTAGGTACTTCATCTGGTATTCACGCTTGGCATAACAATTATTACATCAGACGTATTAGAGTTGGTAAAAACGAAGCTATATATTCTTACTTATCAACTAATCACCCAGAACTAGTAGAAGACGATTTCTTCAAGCCAACAATTCAAGCTGTAATTTCAGTACCACAAAAAGCACCAGAAGGATCTATTTTAAGAACTGAAGATGTTATGGATATGCTTGAACGTGTTAAGAAATTTAACTTACAATGGGTTAAAAAAGGCCATCGTAAAGGTGCTAATACAAACAACGTATCAGCAACTGTATCAATTAAAGAAGGTGAGTGGGAAAAAGTAGGACAATGGATGTGAGATAATAGAGAAACATTTAATGGTTTATCAGTATTGCCTTATTTTGGAGGAACATATACTCAAGCACCATTTGAAGATATCACTAAAGAACAATTTGAAGAAATGGCAAAACATTTACATAGTATTGATTTGAGTAAAATTGTTGAGTTTAGTGATAATACAGCATTAGGTGAGAGCGTTGCTTGTGCAGGAGGAGCTTGTGAAATTGTTTAAACTAATAGAAGATATTTACTATATAAATGAGAATGGTAGGGTAGTATTCACTGCCCTATATCTCATTCAACAAGGAAAATGTTGTGGTAATGGTTGTAAAAACTGTCCATATGATCCTAAACATAAAAAAGGAAATATTGACCTGAAAAAATAAGTTATATTTACTTTATGATAATTCACTCAAAAGAAATTATAAATAAACATATATCAAAACTACAACCACTCAAATATAACCAGTTTTTCTGGTGGAGAAAATTTAAAGAGAAGTCTCCGTTGTCAAATAAGGATGCTTTGCATGCTAGGATAGATAACGGGGACTTCGATTTTTCTTCTTATTATTGGCAAGCACAATATGCCTTGATTGAGATGGAAGAAAAAACAGGTCACATCAAACATCCTGACAATAGACGTGAAGCTCAAGCTATATACATGGAACGTTATAGACGTTTAATGAAAGATTTTGAAAAAGATGAACCACAACGTTTAGAAAATTATATTAAAGTAATGACTGGTTTATTTGAAATAGAAAAAGATGAGTTAGAAAAGAAAATGGAAGATTTTGATGGAACCTTAAAAGAATTATATATATTAATTAAAACAAATTATAATTTTAGAACAGTACAAAAACGTAAGGGAAGACCTAAAAAACAATAATATATGAGTAAATTTCAATCAACAAAATTATTTGACGGATATAGTTGTGTATTTCGCCAATGGAAAGCAGAAGGAACACATTGTCGTTTCTTACATGGTTATGGAGTATCATTCCGAGTATGGTTTGAAGGTGAATTAGATGAAAGGAATTGGGTGTGGGATTTTGGAGGTATGAAACGTGCTAAAGGAAAAATTGATGATATGAGTCCTAAAGAATGGATGGACTATATGTTTGATCATACTTTAGTAGTAGCAGAAGATGATCCATATGTAGCTGGTTTTAAAGCAATGGGTGAACATGGTTTAGCTCAAGTTAGGGTAATACCAGCAGTTGGAGCTGAACAATTTGCAAAATACATTTATGAAAAAATAAATACATTTGTTCAAGAAGAAACAAATAATAGAGTTAAAGTAGTAAGAGTAGAATTTTTAGAACATAATAAAAACACAGCTATATATGAAGGTTAGTCACGAATTGCCAATTGACTTATTACATAGAAGTTATGAGTGGAATGATTATGATTATTGTTTGCCTCACTTAATAGATAAATCAGATCGTTATAGATTATTCTTTCAAAAAGCACGTTTAGATAAACGTTTTATAATAATGGATAATGGACTATTTGAAGGCGTGACTCATACAACTGAAGAT